GACGGAGTTGGAAGTAAATAAAGAAGAAATTGATATGCCTCTGCCGCCCCTGCTGCCGCCGTCGAGCGGGTGGCGGGGAGGCTTTGCGGCATGCGGTTTCAGCCCCCGGCGGCACTCCTGTCTGCTGTTGCCGGCAATAAAATCGTTTTTTTATATAATAATTCCGACTCCGGCAACGCTATTGTATATGAGATAGAATAGATTAAATCGGAACGGATATGAAAAAGCTGATGATTTTAACCGTTGCAATCCTGCTTGCCGGCGCCGGTACGGGCTATGCCCAGCCGCAGGACGCGAATTCCAGGAAAATGGCCCGCAAGCAAATGAAGGCCGAACAGGACGCACGCGACCGGCTCGCTTTCGAAGAGGCCCGGAAGGCTGTCGAGGCGAAGGAGTTCGTACTCGAAGCCGACCAGGTGAGCTTCAAGTCGGGTTCGACGGCGCATGTTTCGTCCAATACCAATTTCGTCGCCGTGCAGGGTGACAAGGCCGTCGTACAGGTGGCTTTCGACATCCCCGTAAGCGGCCCCAACGGCCTGGGCGGCGTAACGGTCTCGGGCAGCACCTCGGATTACAGGCAGAGCGTGGACAAGAAAGGGAACATCCGGGTGTCGATGAACGTCATCGGCACGGGGATTTCCGCACAGGTCTATATCAACCTGCCCAACGGGGGCAACCAGGCCAGCGTGGACATCTCGCCCAATTTCAACTCGCGGCGCATCACGCTGCGGGGCGAACTCCTGCCGCTCTCGGAGGGTAATATTTTCCAGGGCCGTACCTTCTGACAGGCCGACACTGCCTTGCCATTGAACGGGACAGCGTAACAAGTCCCCGATTTACGGCTTCACCCCCGTCCGAACATACTGCGGATGGGGGTGATTTTTGTTTTGGGCTACTCGTCGGACAGCCTCATGCAGCGCCGTAGCGCCGTGCGCAAAAAAAAGAGGCCCTTCAAAGGCCTCTTCTGAGCGGGAAACGGGGGTCGAACCCGCGACCCTCAGCTTGGGAAAATTTAGCTAAATGGTTTAATGGGCTGTATTTGTGTGATATACACGAACCGTTATACTACTTTCACGCAAATTTGCACGTGGTCTAATTGTTTTTTATTTTAATTGCACTTCCGGAAAGAATATATACTTTATGGGAGTCCTCGTAGTACGATTTCATTTGCATATCCAGTATGCCATTGGCGCCAAGGTCTTTGGCGTATATGACAAACTTTTTAAGAAGCGCGTCGGGGGAAACTTTTACATTCACATTTACCTTTTGACTAAAATCTTCCCCAACTATAGATTTTCCGCTGATTATCTCCTTTTTTGTGCCGGGCATAACTTCAAGTGTAATATTTGCCAAACATTCATACGGCTCGTTGATCAGTGGAGTCGAATATATTTTGAAGCCGTCCTCAAGGTATGGCCGAAAGTCTAAAATATATCGACTCTCTTGATAAGGTGTGGTTACTGCACATGATGAAAAAGCTAATGCGAAAAATGCGGCAATAGCGGTGAGGCGAATTTTTTTCATATAGGTATGAGTTTAAAGTGGATTTGTAGCCTGAAATTATCGCCCCCAACACTTCACGGGCGGTATTTTATTTTTCGCTTAGTAGCATCAATACGCGGTACATCCCGTACATATCGCCAAATGCGACCTCAAACGGGGGATAATGCTGGTTGAGAGATATACAAGTGACCGACTCGGCTGTTGGGCCGGGCATTATTTTTTTTATGACGGAGCCGTTGCACGTGTCAAGCACGTAAACCCTACCCCACTCAATAAATGCCTTTTCGTTAATCTTCTTGAGCAGTATTTTCGCGCCGCTTGGGTATTCCGGCTCCATACTGTCACCGCTCACTGTCATAGCGAAATCGACGCCTTTTATGGGTGATACGATTTTCTCGCAATCATCAGCCTTTACCGATACGATAAATTCATTCAGCGACCCGCCTTGCGCCGCAAGGGGGAGTAATGGAATCATCTTGATATCGCTGTAGTCAGGTGCTGACAATTTATTTTCAGCTTCCAGCATATCACCTTTGCCCGTGAGAATCCATGTAAAATTAAAATTAAAGAATCGATCTTTAATTTTAGTAGCTAAATCTTTCGATATACCGCACTTACCAGCTTTTATATCATAAAAAATTTGCGGATTTTTCAATCCTATTTCCTTTGACAGAGCATTTGCTGACAAGTTAGCATATTTTTTTATCTCTTCAATTCTTTGATTATCAGTCATAATATAATTTATTCAAGAATTACTATGGAATTAATTTTGAATATTCAAGAATAATTCTTTAACTTTGCAATGTCAAACAAAAGTACAATACAAATATAACTAAAAATTTGACACTGCGCTATGGAAACTTCAATTAACAAAAACGGATGTTCGACTTGTGAGGTCGGGAAAGAAAAGTACACGACTTTCGCACATTACGGTAAAACCTATTACCAGTATGACTACCGTCACACGGACGGAAGCCTATTCAGCACCACCGGGCCATCGCTCGACTGCTGCCGCGCCAAACGCGATCTGTGGCTCAAATAAATTTATCATGGAACAGAATATTCAAACATTCGCGGCGCTCTACGACGCGCTGCCACCGACAGAAAAGAACCGCATCACGGCTGAAATCATAAATCGGTGCAACGTCAGCCTTTGGACGATTCAATCATGGAAGTCCGGATGCCGGAAACCCAAACCCAAGAGCCGGGAAATACTCGCCGAACTGTTTGATGTCCCGACCTCTGAAATGTTCCCCGAAACTGTAAACTAAAACGACACGACACTATGGACAACTTCGAAATCATTGACTTCAACACACTGGAAAGGCGCAAACGCAAGGCAATTCTGAATCACGCGATCAAAGACATGGACAGAGTGGCCATGCAACGCAAAAAGGAAGGTCTTGAGCCTCGCGGCTTCTTCCTGCAGTTTAACAATCTTATTCAAGTAGAAAAATTACATCATGGAAACGATTGAATGGGTAACACAAACGAAACTCTATAAAGAGTTGGGCATTAGCAGAAGTACGGCGCTTCGATATGCTAATGCGGGAATTTTCAAGACGAAGATACGCAAAACACACACAGAAGGGTGCAAAACCCTCTACAATCTGAACCAAGCCCGACGCGCCTACACACAACCATCGTAAAAAATCAACGCCAAAACACCCCAAGCCATGAATACTCACGAGAATAGCACCGGAACGAAGCAAATCACCAATAGCGAACGGCAGCGCACGGCGTCGGGAATGCCCGTTATCCGCATCCCGCAAAAAGTCTATGAGACGATTGCCGAGGAGATTATCGACAAGGTAGAAGGTCGGCCGTACTATGAAATGAAAATCGAGCGGGACAACGGCACCTATGCTTGGGAGTATTCAATCAAATTCTATGCTTACTACGAGGTAGATCGCCGCCCGGACGGTGACGCTACTCGCCTTAAAGAGATTGTCCCAATTTGGGCGGAGTTTCATATGTGGTTCTCGGATGATGAAGAGGAACTGCAAAATGATTTCGATGCCGAAAAGCTCCGCGATCATGGAATACCATACAACAAACCTTTTACAACATCGGGAGTACGAACGGGTACTCAAAGTGTAAGCCGCCCGTGAGGGTCGCCCAAGCCGTCAGCCCCACGACACGGGGCAATCGGGGAGGTGGTGGAATGGCAGACGCCATATGATGATGGATAACCGAGAGCGTCAGGGATGGGATCCAAGCTCATTTATTCGCAGATATAAAGCGGCACGTGTCCGGCACGAGTGGGATAAATCCGGAAATAAGGCCCACAAGAGTCCGCGCTTACTCATCATATGAAACCGATTGCAACGGTTGCGGGTTCGATTCCCGCCCTCCCCACAATATTGTTCAACCATTTAAATCAAAACACTATGACTTTAATCAGAAAACCCAATGAGATTCAGATTCAGGGCAAAATCAAGATGTTGATTTACGGTCAGCCCGGTATGGGTAAAACCACTATGGCACTTTCTGCCCCCGATCCGCTGCTTATCGACTGCGACAACGGCGTACAGCGCGTGAATCCGGCGCATATCAGCGACACTGTGCAGGTTTCGTCCTACAACGACGTACTGGCAGTTCTGAACGAGGATTTAAGTCCGTACAAGTCCCTCGTGATCGACACGGCGGGCAAGCTCCTCGACTTTATCGCCGCTTACGTCATAGCCCGCAATCCGAAGTTAGGACGGGCCAACGGTGCGCCGACATTGCAGGGCTACGGCGAAATCAAGGCCGAGTTCTCACAGTTCTGCAAGCTGGTGATGTCAAAAGACAAGCACTTGATTTTTGTAGCACACCGTCAGACCCGTACCGAAGGTGACGAAACGCGCTATGTTCCGCTGTTCAGCGGTTCCAATTACGACGCGGTTGTAACCGAACTTGACCTGCTGGGATACATTGAGGCCAACGGCAACAAGCGCACGATTACGTTCAACGGCACGAGCCGCAACGACGGTAAGAATACCTGCAACCTGCCGCCCATGCTTGACATTCCGTGTGTCGTCGATCCGGCCACGGGCAACGGCCTGCCGAACCGCTTCCTTTCCGACGCGGTAATCAAGGCATACAACGATCATCTGAAACGCTTACAGGAGCAGGGACACAAGTACGCGGCGATTATGTCGCAACTCAGGGAGAACATCGCGGCCATCACGGACGATATTTCGGCCAACGATTTTGTTGATCGCATCGACACGTTCGACCACGTCGGCGCATCGAAAGTTGCCGCCGGCCAACTTCTCAGCGAGAAATGCCGCGCCCTCAAATTGACCTTCAACAAAACGACCCGTCGCTATGAGCAAGGTGCCTAACATCCGGTATCAGTTCTACGCCACTTTGCTCGATAGCTTTCAAAGCTATTTGAGCAGTGACGAGATTTGGGAGAAATATTGGGGCAGCTCCACAAAACCCGAAACCCTCACTCCGGACGAGTTCTGTGAGAAAAGCAAACAGGATGTCCTCGACCGCATCAACCGCGTGCCATTCCAAAGTGCCGCGGCCGATCAGGGGACATGCTTCAATGAGATTGTCGATTGCCTTATACTAAATAAGGCTACATGCCGCGAGGATATGGTACTCCGTTCAGACAAAGAGCGTCAAATCTTCTCGGCCGACTTTCGGGGACAGACCTATGAATTTCCGATGTCGATTTGCTGGGAATTCGCCAAGTACTATAAAGGGGCATTGCCGCAGGTATTCTGCGAGGGCGTACTGCCGACCAAATACGGCGATGTCCGGCTTTATGGGTACATCGACGAGCTGATGCCGTTCGGCATTCATGACATCAAGACCACGGGCGGTTATCAAGCGGGGAACTTCCGTAAACATTGGCAGCACCACGCATATCCATTCTGCATGGAGCAGATGGGAACCCTTGTAAAATACTTCGAGTACAACATCTGCGAGATCAGGCGACTGCAAAGCGGCGCAGTGAAAACAGCAAGTTTCACGGAGTTTTACCCCTATCTGCCGAAAGAAACGCGCATGTTGCTGACGACGCACTGCGAGCAGTTCATCGAGTTTATCGAGGCCAACCGCGATAAGATCACCGACAAAAAAATCTTCAATCAAGAGTAATCATGGCAAAACAGATCATAGGCCGCCACAACGTATGCGCGGCGAAAGAATACACCACCTCGCAGGGAGAGGTTAAGACCCAGTGGGTGCCGGTCGGCACGTCCGTAACATTCGACGACGGCTCATACCTTATCAATATCAACGCCCTGCCGATGGGCAACTGGTGGGACGGTGTGCTGCAAGGCTTCAAGCAGGAACCCCGCGACCAGCAGGGCACAGCCCGGTCGCAGGCACCCGCCGCCGGAGGCTATCAGCAACCACAGTACGGCCAAGCACCGCAGGGGTATCGACCGCCTGCCCCGGCACCCGTCGCAGCTCCTTTCCCACCGTACGAAGAAAGCCCATTTTAAGCGATGAAAGATTTCCGTATCACGACACCCAAAGACAAAGAGGCTGTTAAGGCCTACCTCGACCGTCTGCCGGACGGCAAGCGTTACGATGTGGTCGTGAAACTCCATCGGGAGAAACGGACGCTGAGCCAAAACAACCTTTTTCACTTGTGGTGTTCCTGCATAGCCGACGAAACGGGCGAAGATAAGGCCCGGATCAAAATATTGCTCAAAGAAATGTTTCTCGGCTATAAGGAATACGGACTATTCGGCCACAAAACATTTTCGCTGCCCTCGACCTCTGCCCTCGATACGAAACAGATGTCCGAGTTTATGAACAAAGTGCAGGTTTGGGCTTCGGCCGAAATGGGAATACTGCTACCGGTTCCGGAAGATGAATTTTTCTACCAATTCGAAGAACAATACAAAAACAGAATTTAGATGAAAACAACCAAAATTAAAAGTGCCACACTTTCGGCCCGTACGCTCAAGGTGGCTTACGATGAAACGATCTCGGACGGCACGGCGACCGTAACAAATGAGTACACGGTAAACAAAGGTACGCTCTGCCATGAAGATTTGATCCATGCGCTGGAGCGGCTCAAACCTCACATGGCTATGCTGTGCGACCTCAAGGAAGTAGGCGGCATCGAAGGGGTTATTATCGACCTTGACCGTTACGATTTCGGGGAAAGTCTCGACAAAGTATTCATCAGCGGCATCAAGGTGTCCTATGGACTGAAGGGCGAAGTGCTGACGATCATCGGCGGTAAGACCACGGACAAAGGCCGGGTGCTGAATCTCTGTGCGCCGAGTGTGGCGGATATCGACGCTGAATACCCGTATGTGAGTGAACTTTTCGAGGTGCTTGAAAATATCCGCGCGGAGATCAACGCCTATCTGTTTGAGGGCAAATGCGCCGTCAAGCAGGCCGAATTTGATTTCGACGAGGATATCTCCGGCGTCGAGGGTGATGCGCCGGAAGAGGCGGCAGAACCCGCGGAGCAGCCCGCGGCCGAAGCACCCGCAGAAACCGAGGACACACATTTCCCCAAACGTGGCCGCAAGAAAGGCAAGTCGGTAAAACTGTCCGCATAACCGTAGGCATAGAACACCATGTTGATCACCCAAGTAAATACAGACTTCCACATTGCATTCCGCTACTGCCGGCATTTGGTTGAAGCGGTGAAGAACCTGCCCGGTCGTCGGTATGACCCAGTAAATAAATTTTGGGTCGTGCCGACGCGGGAGCGGGCGGCGGTCGAGGCCTTTGCCCGGCGGTATGGCTTTCGGATGGGGGATCAGTCGGCGCGGGCTGAAATGGTCGGAGAGATTCCTCCGATGCCGGAATTGCAGGTTGAAATTCCCCTTGCTATGGAATTATATCATTATCAGAAGCAGGGCGTGGCGTACTGTCTTGAGCATCCGCACACGATAATAGGCGATAAACCGGGACTTGGAAAGACGGCGCAGAGCATCGCGGCTGTGATTGCTCAACGCGCGTTCCCGTGCCTTATCATCGCGCCGGCGACGCTGAAAATCAACTGGGCGCGCGAGGTAAAGCAATGGGGCGGCGATAAGATAAACACCATAATCATCAACGACAAAAACCGCCGGACATGGCATCTGTTCTATGAAGCCGGGATGGCGCAGTTCTTCGTGGTGAATTACGAAAGCCTCAAAAAGTACTTCGTGGAGAAGTTCACCAACAAAGAGGGGCAGAAGCTGATGCTTTCGCATATCAAGTTCCGGCCGACGATCGACATTTTCAAGTCGGTGATTATCGACGAGAGCCACCGATGCAAAAACGGTTCTGCCCAGCAGTCTAAGTTCTGCATGGGTATCAGCAAAGAAAAACCCGTAACATACCTGTTGTCAGGTACTCCTTTGGTGAACAAGCCGAAAGACCTGATACCGCAGTTGCATATCATGGGTATGCTGTCGAAGTTCGGAGGATACAAATATTTTGTGAACAGGTATTGCTCCGGGCCGAACGAAGCAAGCAATCTTCGGGAGTTGAATTACCTGCTGAACCTGCATTGTTTCTACCAGCGGGCAAAGGAGGACGTTCTGAAAGACCTCCCGGCCAAGACCCGGCAGACGATTCTTTGCGATATTTCCAACCGCAAGGAGTATATGGATGCCGAACGCGACCTTATCAAGTACCTGCGGGAATACCGGGATGCCTCGGATGAACAGCAGCGCCGGGCTAAACGGGGAGAGGTGATTGTACGTATCAACGTCCTGCGTCAGATATGTGCGCGCGGCAAGGTCAAAGAGGTAAAGGAATTCATCGACGACCTGATCGAATCGGGCGAGAAGCTCATCCTATTTATGAACCTGATCGAACTGGGCGATGCTTTCAAAAAACTGTACCCGAATGCAGTTGTAATCCGCGGCGGGATGTCGGCCGAAGATAAACAGCGCTCCGTCGATTTGTTCCAGCACGACCCCGTCTGCAAACTGGCAATTTGCAATATCAAAGCTGCCGGGGTCGGCTTGACCCTCACCGCATCGTCCCGCGTGGCGTTCGTAGAGTTCCCGTGGACGTATGCGGACTGTGAGCAATGCGAGGATCGCGCCCACCGTATCGGGCAGAAAAACAATGTGTCGTGCTACTACTTTCTCGGCGAAAAGACGATCGACGAGGACATTTACAAAATCATCCAAACGAAAAAAAGCATCGCGCAAACCGTGACCGGCACCGTGGATCAGGTTGAAGAAAATGTTATCGATGCCATCATGAACATTTTTAACCAAAAATAAATTGACATTATGGAAAACAAATTTGTATTTCTCGACATCACGTCGATAGGGATCAACCCTATGAACCCGCGTAAAACATTCGATCCGCGGGCGCTGGGTGAACTCTCGGACAGCATCAAAGTCGTGGGCGTTTTACAACCCATCACCGTGCGGCCGAGACCTACTGAGGAACACGGTGAAAAGTACCAGCTTGTATGCGGTGAGCGCCGCTGGCGTGCTGCGGCCATGGCCGGCCTCAAAGAGATTCCCGCGATTATCCGCGAACTGACCGACGACGAGGCCGTAGATGTTGCCATCACGGAGAACCTGCAACGTAAAGACGTTTCGCCTCTCGAAGAGGCCGACGCATTCAAATATCTGCTCAATAAAGGGCAGAGCATCGCCGACCTGTGCGGACGCTTCGGCAAGAGTGAGTTTTATGTTCGGGGGCGCATGAAACTGCTTGCCATAAGCGACGATTTCCGCAAGATGCTCGATGCCGGGGAAATCTCAATCTCTCAAGCAATGGAAATCGCCAAATTCGACGTGGACATTCAAGGCAGAATGTACGAACAGCATTTTGCCCAGCAATACTATAACTCATGGCATGATTTAAATGCAAAAGCTTTATATCAGCGGACGGTTCAGTCTTATACGAAAATACTGGATCGATACAAATTCGACAAGAGCGAATGCGATACATGTCCGAACTGCTCCAAGAATTTCAGCCTTTTCGCTGGCGGGGATGGCGAGGTAACATGTCAAAACGATTCCTGCCTGCAACGGAAAAAGCGCGAATATGAACTTGGCATTGCCTTGAAACTTCAAAAGCAGCACCCCGAAGCAGATTTCTACACGATGCACAAGGATTGCCCCAAAAAGGCCGAATTGGAGAAGCAAGGCCACGAAGTCAAGATTTGGCCGGGATGGCCGAACCGTATAGGGGCGGTTGTAACCAAGGAACTCAGAAGTAAAGTCGAGAACGGCACCGCACGTCTTGCCATCTGGTTGTATAGCGATGATCCATATTTCGGATATATCGAAATGAATGGTGCCTGCATCCAATCCGAAGCAGACAGCACAATAAAAGATCTTCAGAACAAGGACAAGCGAAACAAGGAGCTTGAAGAGGAAAAGACCGTATCGGAAGTACGCGACACCATCAAAAAAATGGATATCGAAACGCTGTCTGCCGGAGAGCTTACAGCCTACGAGTCGCAACTGACATTGTTTATCTTGGTTCGAAACCTCAATAAAGAGCAACAGGAGAAATTAGGGACGGTTCAGCATTACTCAATGTCCGACGAGGAAGCGTGGAATGCCGTGATGAATGTCACGCCGGAGCAGATCGCTTACATCCACCGATGCAATATCCTCAACCAAGTGGGCGACCATTTCCGGCGGGATTTCAAAACAGACCTTTTCTTCGACTGGGTGAACAGCCGGGATAAGTCTATTATTCCGGAGGTGGAATTAAAGTACAGAGAGGTTTACCTGCGCCGCAAGGAAAAGATCGACGCCCGTATTGCAGAAATAGAATTGGCCAAAGCTGAAAAGGGAAAATAGGAAATGAACTACATCGAGTTGATAAACCAATTTTGGCAAACACGACGTAGAGTGCGATTGACCAGCGCGGAGGCAGACCTGTACTTCTGCCTGCTGCAAGAGTGCAACATCCGCGGCTGGCTCAATCCCTTTGAGTGTCCCAACGGGTTAATCTGCGCGACTATCGGTGTGAGCGAATCCACTTTGATAGATGTGCGCAATAGATTACAGCAAAAGGGTTTTATCAAATTCGTAAGTGGTTGTCGTAAGGCGAAATCTCCCGTTTACTCCATTTTATACTTTGAAAATCCAAGTATAAGCCGGGGTATAAACCCAAGTATAAACCCAAGTATAAACCTGAGTAAAGAGGACGACACACCTATATATAGGTCTTTATCTAACGATAAAGACGGCTTAAAACAGAAACAGAAACATATTCCTCCTGATTGTCCCCCTGCGGGTGACGGTGAATTACCGCTCGGTATTGTTTCAGAAGATCCCCTAAAAAAAAGGGCGGAGATATGCAAACGGGTACGGGAAACATATCATCGGCATTGCAAAGGGCTTCCGCCCATAAGAACCATGACGCCGAAGCGTCAACAGGCCATCATGGCGCGGATGCAGGAACACGGCGAGGCCGCGGTTATGGAAATGCTCGAAATTGCAGGACGTTCGAAATTTCTTGCCGGGCAGAACACCCATCAATGGACGGCCACTTTCGACTGGCTATTTAAACCTACGAATTTCATCAAAACTTTAGAACGGAATTACGATGACAAAACAAAACAATATGACAACGGCCGAACGACTGCTGGCGGGGATCAAAGAAAGTGCTTCACGGGCGAGTATAGCGAGGCCTTTTGAAATCGACATGCGGGAACCGCAAGTTGCGGAAGCTATAACGTACCTGTTTTCGCTCCAGTGTGCGCAGACGGGCAAAGTTGCGGATATTTCTCCGATGGTAGTCAAAGCAATTGAAAAGGCGGCGCATTGGCTTGTAAATCCCGAGCGGGTAAGCCTCAAGATACTCGGCACACCGGGTACCGGGAAAACAACGCTACTTTATGCTATTCGGGAGTTTATTTGGCGCTACAACCAAACGCAACCGTTCGGGCGAGTTGGCCTGCGCATACATCCGGCTCTGATGATTGTAGATGCTTTCCAACGTAAGGATGCAAACCTTGATCTTAATATGGCTGTGTCGATCCCCGTATTGGCGATTGATGACGTGGGGGTCGAAGCTACGGAAATCAAATATTACGGTTCGGAGTTGCGACCTATTACCGATATCATCCTGCACCGGAGCAACGAGAACAAACCGACAATCATCGTCAGCAACTTCGGGGAGCCGGATTTCCTTGCAAAGTACGGCGAACGGGTGTTTGATCGGCTCAAAGACATGACAACGATTTTAATGACCGGGGAAAGTAACCGCAGGAACAAATGATTTTGAAACCCCTACATATCCGCTTTCTTGCGGCAATGCAGAATATCGTCGAGGATAAAAAGGCTCGTCGCATCGTGCCGTCTGCGGCGCTCTCTATGGAGTTGGTGCATTTTCTGAAACTTTCCCGCGCGGAAGTCGAGCGGATTGGCGCAGAACTGGTCGCCGCTGGGGAGATCAGTACCGGCGACACGATAAATCAGAAATACTACAAACCAAGCAAATGAGTAGGCACAACGAATCGAGGCTACAAACGTCTTGCGTTACATGGTTCCGAATGCAGTACCGGAGTTTGGCAAAACTACTCTTTGCCGTGCCGAATGGCGGTAGCCGTTCGAAAGTCGAGGCGGCGATCATGCAGGGTGAAGGTGTAACGCCCGGAGTGTCGGATTTGATTCTGTTGGTTGCACGAGGTAATTACAACGGCCTATGTATCGAAATGAAAACAGAATCGCGCGGATCCCGGCAGTCCGACAACCAAAAGGCATGGCAGGTACTGGTCGAGGCGCAGGGTTATAAATATGTTGTCTGCCGTAGCATCGAACAGTTTATATCTGAAATCAATAACTATCTGAAATAATGAAAGTCATAGTAACCTTTTCGGGTGGTAAAGACAGCCTTGCGGCGCTTCTTTGGACACGCGAGCATATCACCAAGAACTTCACGACCGTGTTCTGCGATACGGGCTGGGAACATCCGCTGACCTACGAATACATCAACCGGATCGCGGATAAACTCCACTTGGATTTGGTGACGCTCAAGTCTAAGAAGTACGACGGTATGGTTGATCTTGCCCGGCACAAAAAGCGTTGGCCTTCGACGCGGGCGCGGTTCTGCACGCAGGAATTGAAGACAAAGCCCTGCATCGACTACGTACTGGACAAGATTCAGGACAATATGCTGATGATTCAGGGCATCCGGGCGGCAGAATCGGCCAGCCGAGCCAAAATGCAGGCGCAATGCACGTACTTCAAGTACTATTTTGAGCCTTACGGCTACGATAAAGTGGGTAAACCGAAGACGCACACCTATCGGGGTAAGGAGGTACGGGCATTTCGAGAGAAATTCGCTGATGATCTTCTGCGGCCCGTGTTCGACTGGTCGGCGCAGCAGGTGATCGATTACATCCTCGACGCAGGTTTGGAGCCAAACCCGCTCTACCGCATGGGCTACAAGCGTGTCGGCTGCTGGCCGTGTGTGATGGCGAATCAGCGGGATATTCTCAACATATCGCGCCAGAACCCGGAGCGCATCGAACAGATCGCCGCACTTGAAACGGAGTTGCATTCGTCGTTTTTCGGCCCGGACAAAATACCGTCCCACGCAATCACCAGCGGAGAGAAATATCCGACGATTCATGATGTCGTGCGCTACGTCCAATGGCAGAATGCTACGGGTAGTTTGTTCGACGACGATACAGCGACCAGTTGCATGAGCTATTACGGATTATGCGAATAAAACGAGGTTTAAAGTGAAAAATCAAGTAACAAGCATCGAGCCGAACTGAGCCTCTGCCAATGCCGACCAATAACCTAATAATCAATAATTTATTAAGATATGAATAATAACGAATATCAGAAATTTCTCGATCAGAAGAGAATCCAAAAGACAAAAAGCGGGTTTGTCGTGGAAGAAACGAACCTGAACCCGATGCTCTTCGATTTTCAGAAGTATTGCGTGAAACGCGCTTTGGCTGTCGGCAAATTCGCACTCTTTGAGGACTGCGGGCTCGGCAAGACTATCCAGCAACTCGAATGGGCGGATAAGGTTTACAGGCATATCGACCGTCCTGTGCTGATCCTCGCTCCCCTCTCGGTGATCGGTCAAACCATCGAAGAGGGCAAGAAATTCGGATATGAGGTTACGGAGCTGGGATTGACGGTCTTCGATCAAGACCTCGCGCCGGGCATCTATATCACGAATTACGACAACATGGAGAATATCGACGCATACCTGTTCGGTGGCGTGGTGCTGGATGAAAGTTCGATCCTGAAAAACTTTGCAGGAGCGACCCGCAATCAACTGATCGAGGATTTCCGCGATACGCCCTATAAATTGGCGTGTACGGCTACTCCGTCCCCGAACGATACGACCGAGTTGTGCAATCATGCCGAGTTCCTGAACGTGATGAGCCGGAACGAAATGCTCGCTATGTACTTCGTCCACGACGGCGGTTCGACCTCGGATTGGAGGCTGAAAGGCCATGCGACGCAGGCATTTTGGGATTTTGTTTCGACGTGGGCCGTGATGCTCAACAAGCCGAGCGATATTGGGTTCGACGACGAGGGCTACGACCTGCCCGCTCTGAACTTCATCGAAGAGGTGGTTGAAACACCCAAGCGCGACAACGGGATGCTTTTCAATAGCATGGCGGTCAGCGCGACCGACTATCACAAGGAATTACGAGCTACCTATGATCTCCGGCTCAACCGGGCGGCGGAGATCGCCAACGGCTCCGAGGAGAATTTCATCATTTGGATCGGCCATGACGACGAGGGCAAATACCTCCGCAATCTCATTCCCGATGCCGTTGAAGTCAAGGGCAGCGACACGAAAGGCTACAAGAAAGAAAAGCTGCTCGGCTTCGGCCGCGGGGAGTTCCGCGTGCTGATTACGAAGCTCAAAATCGCGCAATTCGGCCTGAACTATCAGAACTGCCACAATCAGATCTTCGCTTCGCTTGATTTTTCTTTCGAGGCGACCTATCAAGGCATCCGTCGCTCATACCGTTTCGGACAGTCCGAGCAGGTCAATATCCACCTCATCACCGCCGACACGATGGCGAACGTAAAAGACAGCTTCGATGCAAAGCAGAAAGCGTTCAAGGAGATGCAGGCGGCGATGACGGCGGCCATGAACCGGAATCTCAACGATAGGATTTCCCTGCAAACGTCCGAGAATGCAACGCAATATCGGGGAAAGAGCTGCGATATTCGCCTCGGCGACTGCGTGCAGTTGATCCGCGAAGTCCCCGATGAGAGCGTCGGATTCTCGATCTTCTCGCCGCCGTTCGCAGAACTCTATACCTACTCCGATAAATTGGAGGATATGGGGAACAGCCGCGATTACAAGGAGTTTTTCACCGCGTTCAACTTCCTCGTCAAGGAACTCTATCGGGTAATGTGGAGCGGTCGCAATGTCGCGGTGCATTGTATGGATTTGCCTATTCAAAAGGGCAAAGAGGGATATATCGGGCTGCGCGATTTTTCCGGCATGATCCTCCGAGCGTTCACCGACGCAGGATTCATCTACCACTCCCGCATCACCATCTGGAAGAATCCGGTTACGGAGATGCAGCGCACGAAAGCCCTCGGACTGCTGCACAAGCAGGTCAAAAAAGATGCCGCGATGAGCCGCGTCGGGATTCCTGACTACCTGATGATCTTCCGCAAGGACGGATCGCACGACCACCCCGTGAAATGCGAAATCGACGTCGATACATGGCAGAAATACGCATCCCCCGTATGGATGGACATCGACTATTCAAACACCCTGAACGGGGCAAATGCGCGGGGCGAGAACGACGAGAAGCATATTTGCCCGTTGCAACTCGATACGATCCGCCGTGCGATCCATCTGTGGAGCAATGAGGGCGACACCGTTCTAACGCCGTTCCTCGGCATCGGGTCGGAAGTCTATGAGGCAATCCGTCTGAAACGCTACGGAATCGGCTTTGAACTCAAAGACAGCTATTTCGCCGAGGCGGTAAAGAATTGCAAGGCGATGGAATTTGAATCCGCCCAGCGTTTACTATTTTAATTAAACGACCGCCGATACATCTTCCGCTGCGTAGCGGAGCTAAAACAGAAGAGAATACTACCCTGCTTCGAGACCGAAGCCTACAACCACGAGGATGATCCGGACTATTTGAAGCGGCGCATACCGTTTTGGGGCTGGATTTCGTGCATCCCGAATCGAAAAGTAAAACACAAAAGATAACCAATCATGAAAAGCGAAAAAGCAAAGCAATTTATTGATAACGATGTTATTCAAATGCACAACGGAGATCGGATGGTCGATGCTTCGACAGCATATACAGCTCTCGAACTTGCCGAGCAGGAAGCCGAGGAACGGATGCGCAAGAAGGCTATCAGTGCATTCGACGATATGTGGTTTGAGAACGGGGAGGATGGCGAGTTTGAACCGGATTACGAATACCACCGAAAGAATTTCATCCAAAAACTGAACGAGAAATGAAATACCAAATAAAACGTATCGACATCATCAACCGATGGAAATATAGAGGCTGTGGACATTTTGTGCTGATCGGGCTGGCGTCATTCCACTTCAGCCCGAATAGCTTTAAGTGGTCTGCATATTTTTTCGGAATTGAGCTGGCTGTGAGTATAGACAGACTGAACAATTTAAAACGACAGAATAATGAGGCGGAATTATAAAAAAGTACTCTCGTGATTCGTACGTATACCCTAAAATTCGCCCCAAGATGTTCGTTCCTCGAGTTCTTCGATCTTCTTAGCCTGTTCGTCTATTTTTTTGTCTTGGGCACATCTTGTAGCATATGCACTGTATGCTCTATATAATCCTGTGAATAATGTTAATATTACTCCAACAATAGCCATCGATGTTATCTTGACAAATATTCCAAGCAATGCGATTGCAGATGAGAGTAATAATAAAGCGATGAGTACCTTGTTGTTCATGATAAAATTACGGATCATATAGCAAATAAGATTATTGATGTTTAGACAAAAATAATGAAATTCTCCTCAAGTATATTCTAAATAGATAGAAAATAGATATATGAATTTCCATATGACAACTTTTTTGAATAAATATATCACCACCCATTACCCGCAATGGGTAGAATACGCGGCCTACCACGTCCGCCACTCGCGGCTTCCGATCGTTCCGGCCGAGGTCGTGAACGATGTGCTGTGCACCCTCCTTGAGCGAGATATGGCGAAGCTGGAACGCCTGATGAACACTCGGAATAAGGATGGGACTGAACTTGATTTTTTCGTGATGCGAATCATCAAGATCAGCATACACTCGCCGCGGTCGCCGTTCCGCTACCAGCGGGGGCAGCATTGCACGGATCGGCTTGAAGACAGCATTCGAACACTCATGGCCCCAACTCCGGATTTCGATCAGGAAGATGCCTATATGCAGGTTCGGCAGGTGTTCGATACGTTGCTGGTATCGGAATTGTCAAAGCGTATTTTCGCATGGCGGTTCTTCGAGGGGAAGTCATTCGCGGAGTGGCCGGGGGCGGAAAGTCAGAAATTTCTATACGACACTTTTAATCGCATTTTGTTGATAATTTCCGCCAAGATTCGGAGAAAAAACGCTTCCTAATTCTATTATCCTATGAAGTCCGACATAGTGTCAATGTCAAATGACGGTAATCCGTCCAAGTCGCGGAGGCTTGCCAAAACTCCGCACATAGCGAGGTAGAGCAGTTGGTAGCTCGTTGGGCTCATATCCCAAAGGTTGCAGGTTCGAGTCCTGTCCTCGCTTCAAAATTCAGATTATGGCCGATATAAAGTTAGACCCGAAAAACTACCGCGTTCACGGTGAGAAGAACAAAGCTATCATACGCAAAAGCCTTGAGGATTGCGGTGCTGGCCGCTCTATCCTTTTGGATGGGGATGATGTCGTGATTGCCGGTAACGGTGTATACGAACAGGCGCAAGCGCTCGGACTCCCGGTGCGTGTCATCGAGTCAGATGGACGAGAGCTTATCGCAATCAAACGCACGGATCTCAAAACGGAAGACGATAAGCGCCGCGCATTGGCACTGGCCGACAACCACGCCAGCGACACTTCGGTTTTCAATATCGATTCTGTTCTTATGGACTTTTCGCCCGAAGAACTCGACATGTGGGAGTTTGAGATCGACACAGCCAATATCGACCTGCTGTCCGAGGTCGAGCAAAACGGATTCAAGAATGCCGTAAACGAGAGTTCTGATTTATTCACCTTGTCCTTTGCCTTGCCCAAGAGTATGAAAGAGGACGTTGAAGCTTACATTAAGCGGAACGGGAAAGACAATTTGACACAGTTAATTATCAGTGAAGTATGCCGAGATGCGGAAGTCAAATAGCGATCTGTGACCTGCCGATCCGGTTCGACACGTATAAGGGGTGTTCCCATATGTGCCGTTACTGTTTTGTACAGCTCAAATACGACATTTCCAATATCGAACGCGGCGAGGGTCCGAAGTCCCTGCGCGGCTTCATCGACGGCCAGCGCAACGGTGAAACGGAGTGGTGCGACTGGAATATTCCGATACACTGGGGCGGCATGTCCGACCCGTTTCAGCCTGTAGAGCGGGAGCAGCGATTGTCATACGACGCCCTTAAGGTCTTTGCCGAAACACAATATCCGTTTGTGGTCAGTACAAAGGGCATTCTGCTCGCCGAGCCGGAATACCTCAACTTGTTGAAGCAATGCAACTGCGTTGTACAGGTATCTCTCGTCAGCCCTCAATATGACAAACTGGAGAAAGGAGCGCCGACCTATGCCGAGCGCCTCGATATGATCCGCACGATAGCACCCCATGTAAAGCGTGTGATCGTCCGGGTTCAGCCATATACGACGGGAATGCTTCGGGATGTCCTCGGTGCTGTGTCTACCTACAAGAGTATAGGCGTACATGGGCTGACAATCGAGGGCATGAAATACAAACGCAAGGTAGACGGTCTTGTAAAAGTCGGCGGGGATTTCTGCTATCCGGCCTCTGTTCTCAAACGGCACTTTGAATGGATAAAGGCGGAATGCCATCGAAATGGATTGGCTTTCTACTCGGCCGAAAACCGTTTGCGCAAGATGGGAGATTCTCTATGTTGCTGCGGTGTTGATGGGCTGGATGGATTTAAGACGAACACGTTCAATCTGAATCATTACCTGTTCGATAAGGAGCGGTATGTGCCAACGGAGAAGATGAAAGAGCCGGGAACCTGCATGTGCCTGAAAGCTATCTGTCAGAATACAGCAGGTTACAGTGCATTCAAGAAGCGCAGCCTGCATTACATGATGGGCGAAATGTCGCGGGATAAAGGTTGTGTTTCCCAATTGCTGGAAAAATGAATACTTTAGCGTCGGAAAAACAAAAAAACAATTCCGCGCTATGAAAACAAAACAGTGTATGATTTACAAGGATGTCGTAAACAAACGCCTCGCCCGGAAACGGGAACAGGTGTCGGAACTTGAAACGAAAATGATTTCAGAAGGGGAACTCTCCGCGATCGACAAGCGGAAGATGATAGAATGTAAAGCCGCAATTCTTGAGCTGGAAAATGTAATCGACATTGCGGAGTCCATGTTCACGGCTGAAACCTGCGACCAAAACGAAAAGAAATAAAGACCAATGGCAAAGTATAGTGCAGAACTCACCGAAAGGATTTGTTCGCTCATCCGGGCGGATAGCTATACTATTGCCGAAATCTGTAAAATCGTAGGTATTGCTGAAAGTACCTTTTACGAGTGGAAGGACTCCAAAGCGGAGTTTTCAGAGGCTATAAAAAAGGCTCAAGAGGAGTGTAGAGGCTTCTTTGCGACCGAAGCCAAGAAATCGCTGCTAAAGCTTGTGCAGGGGTTCACCGTTGAAGAGAAACGCATGGTTACCGCTGATACCGGAAAGAAAAGCGAGGACGGGAAACCGATCGTAAAGGTCAAAGAGCATACAACCGTTACCAAATACGTTGCCCCGAATCCCACGGCAATCATCTTCACCTTGACGAACTGCGATCCGACGAACTGGAAGAACCGGCAGAGTGCCGAACTTATGGGCAAAGATGGAAAACCTCTTATCCCGCCGGAAGTGAGGAAAAATACCGAAGCTATGAATCCGGTGGATATTGCAAAGTTTCTATGCAAGGATGGCAAGTGAGGCAGAGGAAATACAGGCGTTGCGGAGTGGAGTGCGGCAATCGTTTCCGTTTTATGCGGCCGTGTTAAAGGGTAAGGATTTCCTTACCCCTTTTCATCTGTCATTCTATTGGGTGCTGGATGCCTTTGCACATGGCCGTATCCGGCGACTGATCGTAACTATCCCGCCCCAGCACGGCAAGTCCGAGGGAACGACGCGCCTTCTTCCCTCCTATGTCTTGGGGCTTGATCCCGATCTGCGTATTGCGGTCGCATCTTATTCTGATACTTTCGCCCGGAAATTCAACCGTGCCATACAGCGCATTATCGACAGCCCCGAATATTATGTTTTGTTTCCGGAGACGCTTCTGAATGGTAATCCGAACTGTGAGGACAGTGCGCAGTATGTCCGGAATAATACGGAGTTCGAGATCGTCGGCCGCAAAGGGTTTCTGAAAGCCGTCGGCCGAAATGGTGCGCTGACTGGCGAAAGAATTGACTTGGCGATCCTCGATGACCTGTATAAGAACGCTCTTGAAGGTAATTCACCGATCATCCGTGAGTCGGTGGTTGAGTGGTACAAATCGACCGTAAAAACCCGACTGCACAATAATTCGCGTGAACTTATGGTGTTCACCCGCTGGCATGAGGAGGATTTGATCGGGACGATCATAGCCGCAGAAGATGTTCGGGAATTACGATCGCTCGATGATATCGACGCTGAGTTCGATGGCTGGTACTATCTGAACTTCGAGGCCATCAAGGAAAGCGACCCTACACCCCTCGATCCCCGGCAGCGTGGCGAGGCTCTTTGGCCGGCAGCTCATGACCGGAAACACTTGCTGGAGAAACGTAACCTCGACCGCATCGTGTTCGAGTGTATGTATCAGGGCCACCCGATGTCGAAAGAGGGGCTATTATACGGGGAGAATTTCAAAACCTACTCTGAACTTCCGGCACAAGGCGACATTCTCGACTATGCCAATTACACAGACACGGCCGATACGGGTGATGACTATTTATGCTCGATCAGCTACGTCCGGGCGAGGGATGGCTATTGCTATGTAACGGACATGGTCTATACACAGGAGCCGATGGAGTGTACTGAATTCGCCGTGGCCGATATGCTCAAACGTAGCGGTACGCGCCGGGCCTCGATTGAGAGTAACAACGGCGGTCGCGGATTCGCACGCGCTGTGCAAAGACGTGTTCCGGCCATACGTATCGAATGGTTCCATCAGAGCGGGAATAAGGAAGCCCGCATCCTCTCCAATGCCGCAACGGTGTTGCAGATTATAATAATGCCGCATGATTGGAAAATCCGCTGGCCTGAATTCTATTTACATATGACGACCTATCGGCGTCAATTCCGCGCGAACCGCTGGCATGATGCCGCGGACGTGGTGACGGGAATTGTCGAAGATGGTACGAATAAGAAAGGTAGAATCAAAGCAGTAAGGTAACCATGGCAAAAATCAAACTCATCGACAAACTGAAAAGCCTTGTCGGCATCGAAACAAAAACCAACATCGAACAGGCTATTATGCTCCTGCAGGCAGCGCGGTCGTGTATTGACGCCTATACAGCAGAAAGAGCCGCCAAACAGCTACACATAGGGACGCTCTCGCAGATGAACAAGGACATCGGCATGATCACGAAGAAGCTGTCCGGTTATGTTGAGGGTTAAGATTGCCGGCAAAAGGTTTCGCATACCGACGCACTGGGAGGACATTACGCTTACCCAGTGCGCTTGGTTGTACCATAAGGCCAACGAGCAACCCACGGCGCTTCTTGACTATTACCGCTCTTTTGCCTCGGACACGGCTCCCGAACCATATGCAAATATCGACGAGCTAACCCGGTTCACTTCGGAGGTTGTCGGCTACCTTGCCGACGTACCGGAAGGGCTGATGCTTCAAACCCGGCGCGAGGATATTATGACGCTGGCAATGGCACTACTTCCACGGTTCATAATCGGAGTACTCGGCATTGTCGATTATCCGGTTCGGGGCATTACTTCATTTCGCTACAAAGGCCGCCGCTACTACCTGCCGAAATCCGGGACGGATATTTCCGGGGAACTTACTCCGTTGAGTGGTGTGACGGCTATCGAGTTCTGCCAACTGTCCGACATCGTATGTGCGGAAAACATTGCTTTGGCTCCGCTGGCTGTCGCTATCGTATGCCGCCGGAAAAGTGAACGGTACGATGAAGAGCTGGCGCAGAATCGGGCGGCGTTGTTCGGAAGCCTTCCAGCCTCGGTCTATTGGGAACTTTGGGCGCAAACTTCGGGGGCGCATCAGTACCTGAAAGCCGCATTTCCGAATTGTTACGGTACGGGCGGCGGGGATTCGTCGGGTAAAGCCGAGCCTGCGGTATGGTGTGACACGCTCGTCGCTATGTCTACCGATAAGCCAAGTGAGCTTGAGCATCTGCAACGGATGAACGCCTACGATTTCGTACACCTATTGTCGGAGAATATCAAACGGAGAACGGAAGAATGGAAGATGAAAGCCGCATTGGCCGCCTGCGGGGTAAGGTAGAACTGCTTACATGGTTGATCGACCGGGAGTGTAAATGTGACCGGGCCAAGTGTGCCGAGCATTTCCGCTATATGGAGCAACTGAAATTCCAGTATGAATGCGAAATAGAGGATTATGAGAACAGAATTGCGGGAGATGCTGAAAGCCGCCTTTGAAAAAACATATGACAGAGCCTTTGATTTCGGAACCGGGTTTCTTGAGGATATCAACGGCAAGAGTTACAAGCTACCGTGTATTTGGGTATGCCCGTTCGAACTTATATCCAAAACGGGGCGATCTGAGGGCTTCCGCGTCTACCTCGGAACAATTTACCTGCTGGAACTGGGCGACGGGCTCACAGCCCAAGAAAAGGACGAAAGATGGGATGCTATGGAGGATGCCGCTATCGAAGTCCTCAACCAGCTGATAGAACAGTCTCCCAGTGAAATCGTCGCAGTCGATAAGATCAAAGACATCCCGAATGAGGGCGCATATACAGGATATAACGACATATCACTTAAAGTAACATTTGAGGTAACGGTAAGATATTGTGTCGATCGAGGATAACCCCATATTACAGCAGATAGCCCGGTACTTGAACGATACCCTGCAAATGGAATTGCTCAATCAAGGACACACGGCGTCGGAGGCTCTGTTCGATAGTATCAGGACAGTGATTGCACGGACACTTACAGGCATTACCATAACGACGGAAGCACTATACTATGCAAAGTTTGTAAACGCAGGCCGGCAGCCCGGAACGAAAGGAATCCCGATTAATGTTCTTGTGGAGTGGATAAGGCGTAAGAGGCTCGACATGCAGGGAAAGCGCGAGCGGTCGGTAGCTTTTGCAATGCAGCGGTCGATCCGGGACAAAGGTATCAAGCCATCCCGGTTCATAGATAAATCAATAGATAAGTTCAACAAGTCTAAACGGCTGGAAAATGAAATAGAACGATTCATGGAGGAGTATGTAGAAGAACAACTGCAAACTATTTTTAACCAATTAACTGCATGACGATATGGCAACAACGATAACGCTTCCGGCCCCGTACAGTTCGGTCAAAGAATCTGTCATCTTTGAAATTGACCGAGATATTGACGCTGTGGCCGAAGTGATGATAAACGGGTATTTGAAGCAGATGCCGAAAAACGCCTATAAAGTGAACGTAGCGCAATATTTTCGGGATGATTTTACGATTGCGCCGCTTGATGCTGAGTCCGAACCTACATTACAGGTGTGGGACGGAGTTGACCTCGGCCGGGTCGTCAATGCTTCGATCATGGTAGACAGCGTCCCTTCTAAAGAGGTGCCGCTACTTTGTGCAGATAAACAACCGACACCAAACCGTTTTATGAGTGATCTGCGGCGGCGTAATGCCATGCCGGGGCAAATCGATGAACTTCCAATATATGCGACGACTCCCGCTGTTGTGGTGTACGGCTCGGTTCAGGTTGCCGTGCCAGCCGGTATATCCTGCGTCAGCTTTCGTATTCCGACCGATGCGCCGCCCCGGTTTGCAGTAGATATGTGGAGTCCTGACGGGGAGGTGCAGGATCGTATCGAATATGAGATTGAGGGGAACGACGGAGTGCGCCTTGCGTGGATCAATGCCTACGGCCAGATCGACTATTGGAACTTCGCGGTTCGTCGCAAATCATCAACCAAGATAACAAAGGAGAAGATATACACAGAAGCCGGGTATACTGCAACATCTATACAGGCAGACACGACCAAGTCGGTAACAAGCTATCCCCTGCCCGAAACTCAAGCGAATGTGCTGAGCCAGATATTTGTGTCCGAAAGTGTGTGGTGCATCGTCGGGGATAAGGTGTATCCGATCGACATCACGACAGAGAGTATTACGACCTACGATGTGGAGAAATTAAGCTCCGTGCAGATTGAATACAGAAATAAAATCCGGTAGCTATGGTTGTGGAGTTGAAAATAGATGGCCATAAGGTCGATATGAATCAGAAAGGCAATATCGCCGCGACACATAGCATTGCTGACATTGAGGAGCCTGACAGCACAGCCGTCGGATATACCAAGTCGGTCGAGGTACCACTGATAAGTAATATGCGGGTTTTTCGATTTATCAATGAGCTGTATAGTAAAGAGCAGTTCAACAACGAACTGCATAAAGCGGAGTATATCGTGGACGGGAATACCGTCATGTCGGGTATAGCACAGATCGATAAGATCACGTACAAATTCGGTTCTGGGCACAAACTCGTCGGCGGCAGTTTTCATGTGTCAGTCATCGGCGCAGCTTTCGACTGGATTACGAATGCCAAGAAGCAAATTAATGAGCTTGAAAGTGCGGAAACAGTCGTATACAACATGGGGGAAGTATACAAAAATTCCATCAGTGAGGATATCTCGCTTGTGAAATTCTTTCCGGTCGATCGAGGTGCGTTTTGGGTGGAAAATATAGACGGAGACCTGATTCCGCGAAAAATACTGGATATCCGGGATTATCATCCGTTTTTCAACGTGTGGAAAACAATGTGTCTGATCCTTTTCGAGTACACGATAAAGAGTTCCATGGAGGACTTTTTCAAAAAGCTATACTGCTCAGGTTACATGCCAGTAAACGAAGACCTGTCGTATATCAAAGAGGAGAACGATTTCTATATTGGCACCTCGGCAACGGAAGATGTACCGATATTGCTTGGTATGATCAGCCCGAAGAAACCGACTATCAGTGCCAATATATATGACCTTTGGGATTCGGATGAATACCATAACGATAAAGGGGTTATCAGCTCGCCTCCGATATCTTCGACGCCACATTTCCATCCGACGGAAACGGCAACAGTGAGGATGCAGACCAATCTACACTACAAAACGCAAATTGTGAATGGATCCACGGGTTATTGGAACGACATCATGAAGGAATACGGCGAATGTCTATATGTCGATGAATTCCGACTGTACGTGAATGCGCAGTATGAACGCATAATATTGACATTGGATAAATGTGTCGAAGCTAAAAACCGACAAGGTGATATAAAAAACATCTTTATCCCGTGCGATCCGAATGAGGCTAAGACCTACGTGGTCTATTTGGAGTTTGCTTCTTGGCAGATTTCCGGACGAATTATCTTTCAATGCAAGGGTACTTACACCGACCTCGGACAACATAAGGCTGGTGGTCGAGGTAACTGGTATGTTATCACGGTTCCGCAAGGGCGTGAGGGGCTATTGGGGACTTTTCAAGGAATCAGCATGTATGATAGTATTGATGTTGCAGAATTCTATTATTTCGAGATTTACGACAATCTGGTGACGTTCAATATGGATAATGTCACCCGGAATGCTTACACACTAACGAAAGGCAACACATATCCTCTTTGGGGACAATTTGCCTGTTCGCGGGAATATGGTTTGACGCCGGACAAAATCGACGGCGTACAACTGTGGTTGTGTGAGAACAACAATATAAAACCGGATTTTACCAATGTCATTGGCCTGAATGACAAAGTCGGCATTTCGACGATCGGCGGAACGGGGTCGCAACTTGATTTTCTCGCTTCCCTACGTCAGTTATTCTGCTTGATGTATTATACGAACCCGCTAACCAAAGAAATCCATATCGAACCGCGAACAAGGTTTTACAATCGTGACCGGGCTGATATTATCGACTGGCGGGATAAGATCGACTATTTGAAAGAAATTGAGATCGAAGAATTGGGCGGGGATGTCGGCAATGCTTTAAAGTTGGCCTATGCCAGCGGCAACGAGGTAGTGGGGTACTATAACTGGAAGAACCGCACGGAACTCGGAGCGTATAGGACGCCGCTTTTGAATAAGACAGCTGACGACACGAAAGAGATTGTCAATGGAATATTCGCGCCGTTCCTGCTCCGGACGGTCGATTCTATGGGTATGACAATACCGCAGGATGTACGGGAGAACGATCAGAAACAGATAGATGATGTTGAGCTGGAAATGACACCGATTGTCGGGTATTTCGGTGGTGTTGATGATCGAACGACGGGTGACGATAAGAAAGACTATCCTCGGTATCCGCGACTGGTTTTCCAAGATGCCACCAAGGAAATAAACCTCGGATTCGAAGATATAAACAGCACCTCAGTCGTCCGGGGATTGAATCAATACTACAAGGACAACATTTCGGCTTACAACTACGGCCGACGTATTACCATGTATCTGAAACTTACTCCGCAGGATATTGAAGCTATACAGTTTCCTAACCGTGAAAAGCAAGATTTCCGGGCCGTATTTCTCTTGAACTTCGACGGGGAAGATGTGCCGTGTTTATTGGAGCAAATTGCCGATTATAATCCAGCAACCGGAGCATCGACCAAGTGTGTGTTTATTTCCGATCCGCATATCAAACTGACGGGCGACGATCTCACCGTCATTACTTATGATGATGTGGCGATTGGCAGAAACAATACGTTGACCGGATATAGGTAGGAAATGGATTAGATGAAAAAGACAATGATGATCAAAAGGGCAATCAGGCAGAAAACCACCGTTTTTCCACTTGCCTTAAAGAATTCTTCGATCAAGTCAAACATAACAGCACAAATATAAATAAAATACTCAAGATATGGCAAATGTAGTAGAAAAAATCTTCAAGCTGATTCTGAATTTCGGGGATGGCGAGGAAAAAGTGCCAAAGATGAGCAAACTGCTCCAATCGTTACACGACAGGCTGAAAAATATACTCAAAACGATTAACGATATCGGTAAGGCAGACGGACTGGAAAAAGCTGCCCAAGTCCTCGGTGTGTATACCCTCACTGTTGAGAAAGCAGAGAAAGCCAAGAAAAAGTTGGTCGCGACCGATAAGGAGGAGAAAACGCAGACCGCCGAAGCTACAAAGTATATCGAGGATCTGAAAAACAAATACGGGAACCTGATCTTCACGAAACGAGAAATCACCACGCTCTCGAAAAACTATGCAACCTTGATGCGGGCCGAGAAAGGTTCTGCCGAAGAACTGCAGGCGAAGATAAATGTGCTGAATACCGTATGGAAGAAACTCGGAGCCACACAGCGCAACTCCACCATGGGGCGGCAGGTCACGGCCGAGCTGAAGTCAATGCGCGACGAAATGCGGAATCTCACAGTTGGTGCAGGTGACTTCTCACGGAATATCGGCAACTACTTCTCCGGAATGTATAATACTGTCACCCGTAAAGTAGCAGAGATAATGGGTGTTGTCTTCACGCTCAAACAAGTGCTTTGGAGTATATACGGCCCATTCCAAGACCTTGAGTACCGTATGGCTATGGTCAAAGCGGTATCGAGGGCTACGGACGAAGAGTTTGCTATGCTCAAGGAGAATGCCCGTGAACTTGGCGCTTCTACTGAATACACGGCTACCGAGGTTGCCGGGTTGCAGTTGGCCTATGCGCGTATGGGTTTCGTCCCGGAACAGATACGGCAGATTACCGGGGCGACGCTCGACCTTGCTACGGCCACGGGTGAGGATTTGGCACGTTCGGCAGACGTTGTGGGCGTAACCTTACGGGGATTCAATTTGCAGGCAGACCAAGCGCAGCGGGTCGTGGATGTTATGACCAAGTCGTTTAATGCCTCATCTTTGCAGTTAAGTTATTTCTACGATGCCATCAAGTATGTTGCACCGATCGCATCCGAAGCGAATGTGTCCCTTGAAGAAACAGCGGCGATGCTGGGGATATTGGCCGACCGTGGTATTCGTGGTTCACAAGCTGGCACAGCCTTGCGCCGAATTTTTACCGAGATTGCCAAAACGGGCGGAGATGTATCCGAACGTCTTGCCCAGTTGAGTAAAAACGGGCTTACGCTGGGCGGCGCTATGGATGAAGTCGGACGCTATGCAATGACAGCTCTTACCGTGTTGGTTAATTCCAAAGACGGTGTAGATGATCTGACTGAATCGCTGAATAACGCCGGAGGTGCCGCAAAGACCGCGGCCGATGGTATCCGCGATACGATGAAGATTGACGTAGAAGTTTTCCTCTCGGCCATTAAAGAAAAGCTGATCGCCATCGGTGAAGTATTGGCACCGCTTGGGCGTTCGGTTATTCAGGCTGGCACGTGGGCTGTTGCGAACATAAAGAACGTAGCTTTGGCGTTAGTTACTTTCATCGGTCTTAAGACGGCTTATCTACTTATAACAAAACAGGTATCAGTCTATGATACAGCTTGGGGGCGTGCGTTGCGGGTGAATATGGCTACGCTGCAATCGGCTACCGCGGCAACAAAGTTACTTGCCGCTGCAAAGTTTTTGCTAGCCGGGCAGATCAAAGCTGTGTATGAAGCGTTAAAGATGTTCTGGACTACCCTTATAGCGAATCCGTGGGGAGTGGTTGCGACTGCCGTTGCCGCGGTTATTGCGTACATGGTAGCATTTCGAGATAAGACGGATGCCGCGACCCGTGCACAGCGTAAATTCAACGATGAGAACGACCGTTTCAACAAAGCCCAAGATGAAAAGCGCCAGCGGATCGAGCAGCTAATCCGGACGATACAGGACGAAACCGAGACACAGAACGCCAAAATCCGCGCTTATGAAGAGTTGAAGCTGTTATCTCCGGCTCTTACGGCCAAATACACGCAAGAGCAGTTAGTCACGTTGGAGTTGGCGAAATCGGCCAAACTCCTCAATGAACAGCGCGACAAGGAGAACTACGATAACCTGATTGCTAATGTCGAGAAGTACACCGCATCGCTCCAAAAGCTACGCGAAGAGAACGGACAACTGCTCGGAATGTCACCGGGCGGTGCCCCTATCTACGTGGATAATTCCAAGGCGATTGAAGAACAGGAAATTGCACTGTCGAACTATAAAAAAGCATTAGGAGAGATCGAGGAAGCCCGTAAGGTTGCCGAGGAAAATGCTAAACCGATCGAAGTGCGCATCAAAGCGGCCGAAGATATCGTTGAAGAAGCGGAAAAGGCGTTTAAGGAGGCAAAGACTGTATATAATCAGAAGCGGGACGAATGGATACGGGAACACGGGACTGAGGCTACCCTACCGTTCTCGTTCAAATTCGATATACTCCAATCGGAAAAGGAGTGGAAGGACGCGCAGAAAAAGGTCGCAGACCTGCAAAAACAGCAGAAAACACCTGCTACGGGTGGGGATGGTAAGGAAAAGGGCGAGTGGTCGCTGTCGAAAGACAAAGAGCACAACGCCCAGCTCCTGAACCTGAAAAAGAAATTGCACAGCGGCGAAATAACGTCCGAAGAACTCTATCAGAAGCAGGTTTTACAGCTTGAGATCGACACGCTCACGAAACGCATAATACAGAATAAGGACGAGGCCAAAACCATCATGAAGCTCAAAAATGAGCTTTGGGATAAACAGAACCAGCAAAAGAAAAACGAGCAGAAAGAGGATGAGACCTACACGGCCAACCGCCGGGTGCAGGAGGAAAAGCAGCTAAAGTATGAGAATGATCGTATCGACGCCGAAATAGCTGCGCTGAAAGAGGGAGTTGATAAGAAAATTCGGCTCAACGAGCAGGCCACAAAGAAAGCCGGGGAAGCTGCGGCTAAGGAGTACCATGCGGAACTGGAAAAGCTCACCAAGGAGCAGAAAGCTTACGCAAAAGATTCGAAAGAGTACGAAGCGATCGAACAGGAGAAAATGCGCCTTGCGGAACTGTATGAGCAGAAGAAAACCGACATTGCGGATGCCGGGAAGAATGCCCGGATAAAGATTTTGCAGGATGCCACCCAAAAGGAAATCACGGAATACGGCAAACTTCCGGATAAGGCGGTCGAGGCTGAGCAGGCGATAACAGCAAACAAGCGGCGTGAGGTTCAGAAACGGTTAGAACTGGCACGGGAAGAAACGGAAAAATCCATTGTCGGCGCGAAAGGTAAATATCGGCTGGACGAAGATGTCGTAAACGCTTCGGCCGAAAAGAGCCGCTTGCGGAATATCGGGCACTTGCAAAACGAGATACAGCTACACAACGCATTGGCACAAGCCTACCTGAACGAGCTGAACGCGATTGTAGCCAATGGTGAAGCCGGAAGTGCCCGCTATACTCAGTTGATCACCCTACTTGAGCAGGAACAGTCCGCAGCGAAGAATCTCGGAAAAGGGAAAAACGCCGACGGAACCCGGAAAAGTTTTTGGCAGACCCTTACCGAGCTTTCGGATGAGGATTTAAACCAAATCAAACAGCAGGCCATAGACCTTGCACAGCAGTTGAGCGATGCGATTTTCGACGCCAAACAGCAGGCGTCGCAACGCCAGTTGAGCGCTGAAAAGAAAGCGATCGACGCCCAATATAAGACTGAGGCCAAACTGCTCGATTCGAAACGGGACAAAGGGCTTATCTCGGAAAAGAAATACCAGCAAGAACTTGAAAAGCTGGAAGCTAAGAAAGCCGAGAAAGAGGAAGAGGCCGAGCGCGCAGCGTTCGAGCGGGAAAAGAAAATCAATACGAAACAAGCATTGATGAATACGGCGCTCTCCATAGCAAAAACTTTTGCGCAATGGGGCTGGCCCTTAGGTATCCCGTTTGCGGCATTGGCTCTTGCGCAAGGGATGATTCAGGTTGCAACGATCCAATCCCAGAAGTATGCTCAAGGTGGCGTTATCCCCTTAGGAGATGGTGTCGGGGTTGTCAAAGGCCGAAGCCACGCGCAGGGCGGACATCAGATTTACCTCGACGGCCAACCGATTGGGGAGGTCGAGGGGGATGAACTTTTGGCTATCGTCAATAAACACGACACGTCTCGTATCGGGGCGCTTTCGGCCGCGAACAGCGTACACGGGCGGCGCTTCGCTCAAGGCGGCCTTATGTCCCCGAATGGGTATATGACGAGCCGCGTTTCCGGCCCGGTGTCATTCTATCAGACCACGACGCGGCAGGATGATATGCCGCAGGGCAATTTAACCGAGGTGATAAATTTACTCAGGGATGATGTCAAAGCGACGAATGACCGGATCGACCGTCTGCGGGTTATCCTTGTAACGCAGGATGTCACCGACTCGCAAAACGACTTGAAGAAAATAAAAGTTAAGCAGTCGTTCTAAACTGGTGAAAAATGAGTGGGTAATTCTATTATACAGTGAAGTCGTAGTGTGACTCACTGGGTGTTTATGGGGAGGTGGTTCGGCTTTGGCTGGGCCACCTTTTTTATTGAAATTTCAAATTTATGCAGAATACGATAGAAATCATCAACCGCAGAAATTCGGTTGAAATCAACATCGAGGGGACGATTGGTGTCCCCGAAGAGTGGCAGTTCGACGAGCCGGGCGACCGGGTCGCAACGTATGACAAATTCCGCAGCGCCCTTGATCTCATCCGGCAGATTGAATCCCCGGAAGTGGTTGTGAACATCCGTTCGACGGGCGGCGATGTGAACGACGCCCTATTGATCCACGATGCTATTTCGGGACTCAAGGGAAAGAAAACTACCCGGTGCTACGGCTATACTGCCTCTGCTGCAACAATCATCGCACAGGCCGCGTCGGAGGGGTGCCGTGAAATTTCGGCCAACGCTCTTTACCTGATTCATGCTGCCATATGCGCCGCAGAGGGGAATGCCAAAGAGCTCGAAGCAAAGTCCGAGCTTCTGCATAAGACCGATGAACGCATCGCGGCGGTCTATGCCGCCCGGTCGGGCTACCCTGCCGAAAAATTCGAAGCCCTGATGGCCGAGAACAACGGTAATGGCCGCTGGCTGTCGCCCGATGAAGCACTCGCCGCCGGGCTGGTCGATGCAGTTATCAATACACCGGAAGTACTGAACTGTACCGTAGTGGACGATTATCCAATTCACAACTATATGGTAAAAATCAAAAACACAATGCATGGAATTCTCCGCCGTCTGGGATTGACGCCGGGAGAAGCGACGGAGGTGGAAATCTCCGAGGAACAGATTGCGACGCTCAACCACTCGCTGGAGCAGGGTGACGTCCGAGAACAGGAGTTGCAGGAGCAGCTTGCAACCGAACAGGCAGCCCACGAGCAGACCAGAACCGACTTGACATCGGTACAGAATCGGGTCACAGAACTCGAAGCCGAACTCAACAAGCGGAAAGCCGCGCCGACGGTTACCAAGGAGATCGAAGACCCCTCGATCACCGACGAGGTAAAGCTGTCGGGCAACGCCAAAGCTTACGACGAAGACGTCAAGAAGCTCAAATAATCATCTAAACGTTACGCAAATGTCTAAAATTATTGAAAATCCCAAATCCTACACAGGCCGGGAGCTGGAAACGATCTTTTTCCGTCCGATGCTGTCCGGCCCCAGCGCCATCGACCTCGGTGTCCGAATCATGTACAACATGCCCGTACCTACGATGCTGAACTTCTGGCATCGTGAGGGGGATGTGTTGCAGAAGTACGCCAAGGGCTGGAATGGTGGCGAATTGGCCAAGAGATTCCAAAAGGAAATCCGGCTGTCGAAAGTCAAGGCCGAAATGGGCTATTCCGCCTCGGACTACTTCGGCATGATCTACGAAATGATCACCAACAGCGGAGCCGTAAACCTCGACGATCTTTCTGGTACCGAGCTGGAACAGGCCGAAACAACGCTTTTCCGGCAGGCTATCGCCGAGAGCATCCGCGCCACTATGTGGCTGGGCGATACGGAGCGCGCAAGCGGCTCCTACACCTCGTTCAACGGCTTCCTCAAAGCCATCAAGGCCGACCTGCAGACCACGGCGAATACAGGCAAGAGTTTCATTCGCAACGTGAAGATTCCGGCCATGTCTGGAGCGGACGCCGCCATTTCGCTCTTTGAGCGTATGTGGAACGCCGCCGACGATCGTCTGACAGCCATGAAAGACGAGGGCAACCTCGTTATTCAGTGTACCTCCGATATCTATCTGAACTACGAGAAGAGTTTGGAGGATAAACCCCTCGAATCGGCATTTGCCGCGCTTCAGCAGGGACGTAAGGGGCTGCATTGGCACGGCATTCCGATCGTCGATGTCAAAGTCGGTTCTTACCTCTCGTCGTTCGCGGATATGCCGCAGTCGTTCGCCATCCTCACCGACAAACGTAACATGGCGCTGGCCGTCAACACGGCCGACTTCCCCGGCAACGAGGTACGCATGTGGTATAACCCCGACGAAATGGAGAACCGCCAGCGTGCAATCTTCATGGCCGGTGCGGACTACCTGCTTCCGGAACTGCTCACGGTAGCCGTCGAAGCAGACGTGTAACGGAAACCAGAATCGAATATTAAACGCGAAAATCTATGTTGAAAGGATTCAAAAAGACCTGTGACAACGGTAAAACGACCGCAGGCATTGTAAAAGTCTTGATCGCGAAGAAAGGTACGATCACGGCGGCAACGATGGACACAGCCGATCCCGAAGCTTATAAGTCCTTGACCATGAAAGCCGGAGAGGGCTTCGTGAAGTACGAATTCATGGAGGACGAGTGCGAGTTTCAGGAGAACTACAAGACCGAGAACGGCATCACGTCCGTGGAGCAGAAGCTGATTTTCAAGCTCCCCGGCATGACTCCCGAAACGCGGAACGCCGTCGAGGAAATCGCCGTAGCGTCTGCATGCGGCCTTGAAGCGGCTGTTTGCCGTAAGGGCAAGGTGCAGATCGTCGGCTACGACGAAGAGTTCAAAAGCGAACGCCCGTTGCGCCTGAACGCCACCACGGGCACGACGGGCAAGAAGCTGACCGACGCTGCGGGCGAGGAGATCACGCTGAGCCGCGAAACGACCGAAAAGGCACGCTACTATGTCGGCGAAGAGTCGGCGCTGACTCCAACTCCTGCGGAGTAGTTGAATCGAAAGGGGGTGTAAGCCTTTGCACCCCCTTTTCTTAAAAAATGAAATAATGGCAAAGTATCGAGTAAAGCAGAATTATGAGGACGTGGTTGTGTGTACGGCAGCGCCGATTTCCCGCAAGGGAGACGGGCGCTTCGAGCTGTCGAAGTGTACACAGCGTGATCTCAAGTATCTGTACGAAGTTATCAAACATCCGGCAGTAGAACAGGCAGACGATGAGCAAGAGAAATCGACAGAATCGCCCCGCGAAAATTAATGCGGTAGGCGTGCGCGACGTTGCGCCAACACCAAACGTATTCGTGCCTCTCCGTGGACGGGAGAAAGGCAGCAATATATATTGGCGTTGGGGTAACGACAATCTTTTCCCGTATGCACTGGCCGCTATGTCACGTTGTTCTGTGGCTCACCGCCGCATCATCAACGACAAAGCGGACTATATTTCGGGCAAAGGCTTCTCTGTGGCCGAGTCTAAACCGGAATTGCAGGCCTTCATTGACGCCGCCAATGGCGCAGGAGAAAATCTGCGTCAGGTACTCAATAAACTTGCTTTTGATAAATCGCTGTTCGGGAATGCGTTCCTTGAGGTTGTAACCGACTCGAAACATTCGTTTCTTTCGCTGTTTCATCAGGACGCCAGCAAATGCCGGGTGGCAAGTGATAGCGAACACATTCTGTTGCATCACGACTGGTCGGCATTTACGCAGAACGAAGCAAGGACACTCCCGCTTTATCCTGCATTTGAGCAGCAGGAGGACGGAACCCGGCGCGCCATAATCCACTATAAGGACTACGAACCGATGTTTGAGCATTACGGCGTACCGCAGTATATCGCAGGGATGAATGTTTCCGCAATTGCATACAAAACCGACAAGTGGAATATCTCGCGTCTCGACAATTCCTATCAGTTGTCGGGTGTGATGATCCTTACCGGGGATGTCGATAGCGAAGAGGAGGCGCTGGAAATAGTGCGTAAGGCAGAGCAGAAATTCGCCGGCAAGCCGGGACAGGTGATGTTTATGATAAAGGAGGCATCGGACGGGACGGAGGGAAGCAAGTTTATACCGATCTCCTCACAGAATGAGGGCGATTGGAAAGACCTGCACGATCAGGCAATTTCCGATATCGTAGTGGCTCATTCATGGTTCCGGTCTTTGAGTGGTTTGGATTATTCCAACGGTTTCAGCGCCGATCGCATCCTGCATGAATACGAGATCGCGCTGAACACCGTGATTCTCCCGGAGCAGGCCGAGCTTATGGAGCCGATTTACCGCATAATCGAAGAAATTGCAGGCTTTGACGCTTCGGCCTTACAGATTATCAACCGCCCGCCGATAAGCCAGCGACAGCCTTACATGTACGTGTGGGAGGCGCGCAAGGCCGACGGGCTGGATTACGATCCCAACGATGAACGTCAGCAGGCTTTTATCGCAAATGTGAGAAATGTATGATGCAGTTGTTAGCCACACCCCAGCAGGTCATTGATTTGGCATTCGCGGCCAATGAGAAGATAACGCCCGTATCGATCAAAGAAACCAAGATCGATGCTGCGCAGGAAAAGTATATCCGTCCGGTTCTCGGCAAGTTGTACGATGCCCTGCTTGACGGGAAATACCCCGAATTGCTGGACAATTATGTCCGGCCTGCGCTGGCTTATTATGTCCGGTATTCAGTTATTCCGGACTTGGCTCTGAAACTGAATGACAAAGGGGCGCAGACCTACTTTTCAGAATATGCGAATACCGCGACGGACAAGCAGCGTAGCGAAATGCGGCAACAAGCGAAAGACGATGCGAATGCTCTGCTCGATAAGGCTATCCGCCACATTTCGGAAAACAGAGCGCGATATCCGGAATACGAACCCCGGAAAGACATCCGCAACAAAGTAATATCGAACGGTGGAATAATATTGATGTGATATGCGAATTAAAGACATATTGAAACTTCGGCAGAAAGAGGCGATATCCGGGGAGGAGAGGATTCCCGTGTCCAAAGATGAGTATGTCACCATAGATCAAATCAACGAAGAAGTCAAAAAGGATATCGAAGAAACATTGCAGGACTGCGTCAAAAAATCCGACCGCCTGATCCTCGGCGGATACAGCCCGGCCGACCTGAAGAGCAACAGTTAAATACACAATATCATGGCAGACAATCAAACTTTAGCGGTATTGCAGGAAATCCTGCTCAAATCCCGCATCAAATTCGTAACGGGCACCGAAGCCGAATGGACTGCGGCCAACCCTGTCCTGCTCGACGGCGAGTACGGACTTATCCGGGGCAGTTCGCCACTGAAATACAAGGTCGGCGACGGCACGAAGACATGGTCGGCGCTCGGCTGGGGCAATGTCACCTCTCTTGCCCAGCTCACGGCCGACGCAACGCATCGGCTCGTGACCGACAGCGAGAAAAAGACGTGGGGCGATAAGGCCGAAAAAACCACCGCCACAACTTCTGCCGACGGCCTGATGTCGAAAGCGGACAAATCAAAACTCGACGGAGTGGCTGCCGGGGCGAACAACTATCAGCACCCGGCCAGTCACCCGGCCTCGATGATTACTCAAGATGCCTCGCATCGGTTCGTCACCGATTCTGAGAAGACAGGATGGAATGAGAAAGCAGACGTGTTTACCTTCGACTACAACGCTTATCTGCATCCACCGACCGGAGGACTCAACCCGGCCGGGGCGGTCGCAAAAAACATCGTCGCGGCGATCAATGCCAACAAAAAATGCGTCGTGGTCGCACAAAATGTCGCCGTGCAGGAGATCGAAGATTCTATAAGCGGTTTCGTTTCCATCACCGAGGTTTCCGCTTCGGCCGTCACCGGATTGATCGATACTATCCGCATGGCCTCGGACGACAGCGGTCGCACGGTATTCCTCGCTACTGCTTCCATCACGTTCAAGTCCGACGGCACCGTAACCGTGGCGGCCGTACCTTACACCGGGCGTATCGTCATGGAAGAAGACCTGCCCGAATACAGCACGGAGAAAGCTCCGACGGTTAGCGGGTTCGCCGCTACCTACTACCTCACGCGGAACGGTAGCCGAATCGGCGTACCGATCAACATTCCGCTCGATCAGGTGTTACGCGGATCATCTATCAAGACCGTAACGACGGCCAATACGCCCTATACCGGGGCGAAGGTCGGCGACAAGTACGTCGAATTTCTCTTCCAGAACAACAACACCCCGCAGTACCTGCCCGTGCAGGATCTCGTCGATG